CCGGTCGTGGTTTTCAAATGCGGGTAGTGCTCGTTGATCTCAGCGAGCATGCGCGATTGGTGATCCTCGCGGCTAATATCGATGCCCTTGGCGCGCATCTGCAACTGCACAATGGGCGGGAGACTGGCGTACATCCACCAGCCTTTTTTAATGTCTTCGCGGTTTAGGCCAAAATCATTCTGAGCGCCGCGCGTGATATCCAGCAACGGCTCCACGTCAGCCGAGCGGGTGAGCGTCATGGTCTGATCCATCTCATTCCATGAGGTATCCGTGCGGATACCAGAGAGCGGGTCGTATTCAAAGAACTCAGCCATTTAGCCTCCAAAAGACGGGGCGGCTCACAACCGCCCCGACTAACCCTTATCAGGTCAGGGCAACAACCTTCGCGCTTGACTGGTAGTTACGTGCCACCAGCGACGCCTCGGTAATGATCTGGTACTTCGTACCGTCACCCGTCCGCGCCAATTCCCTCGCCATCGGACGCCGCAGGAACGCGAGCGCCCAGTAGTTCGGGTCGATGCACAGCACCACAGACGTGCGCATATAGCGGTGCAGGACCACCGTATGCCGTCCGTAGTCCGACACGTACACGTTCGCCGCCCCGATGATGGGCGACTGCGTGGCCGAATCAACGTCAACAAAACGGGTCGCGATCGAGGTAAACCCATCGATAGCCGTCTTGTTGTTCGCGGCGCACAGAATCACTGTCGGATTACCGCCATTCGACCATGCACCCTGCAGAGCAAGGTTCAGGTTCGTGATGGTCAGCGCCGCAGTGGTTGTGCCATCCGTCGGAGCCGTACCGGGAGCGCCGGAAGTGGTCGGCGGCGTGGTGCAGGTGTTGGCCGTGGTCGTGCTGCGCACATTGGTCGAGGCCGTCACCGTGCAGTCCACCTGGGCATTGTTCAGCCAGCCGCTGATCCAGGTTTCCATGCCCGCCATGCTGCGGCCCGTCGTGGCACCGCCCGCAGTCGCGATCTGGTTGCGCGTCATGGCGTATTCCATGTCACGCTTCAGTTCGCGCATTTTCACCATCGCGCCGCGTGCCACTTCGGAGCCACGACCGGCCCGCTTGGTGGCTTCCAGGGTGTCCGAGACCAGGAACGTCTTTGCCATGATCTGGCAATAGTTCGCATACCGACTCGGACTGGTGAGCGAGGTAAAGCTCGCGTCATCGCCTTCCACTGCGATGTTGGTGCCTGGAGTTGCCAGCACCTGACCGAGCCACTCGTGGGTGGGAGCGCTCGCGTCGATCTTGTCCAGATTCGACACGGCCCAGGTGTCCTCAGGGAACAGATCCCATATGACATCCTCCAAATCCTCCCTGATACCGCCGCCGCTACCGACGCCGAATGTCAGGGTTGTATTCGCTAAAACAGCCATTACGTGTGACCTCTGTTGAATAGGCCAGAAAGGCGATCTTCAATGACCCTGGCTTTCTCGCCGCTGGTCTTGGCGCCCTTCATGGCCTTGTTGAAATTCAGTTGTTGAACGGTTTTCGCAGGCATCCTCTCGCCGGCACCGCCTGGCTTGAGCACCCTATCGACTTTGGTGGCCGCATCCGCCGCCTTCCCCGTTCCTGCCTTTACCTTGTCGAACTGCATCGCCTTGTAGATCACTTTGTATGATCTCGGGTCGAGAAAGACGTTGTCAATCTCAGAGTCCGTGAGTCCCTCGGTCTTTGCGAAATTACGCATCTCAACCTCGGTCTGCTCACTAAAGCCCTGGATCGCTTTGGCCGCCAGTTCCCTCGACTTGCTTCGCAGCTCTTTCATCCGCGCGGTGACCTGTTCATTGAACTGGCCGCGCTTCTCGTCAATCGCAGCACGCAGTTGAGCGCGCCGCTCCTTTACGTTGTCGATCTCCATCTTGTTGCGAAACATCTGCTCCGCACTGAGACTTGACCAGTCCAACTTCTGTACCTGCTGCAGATAGGCGTCAATGACACTTATTTCCTGCTGCTCGGTCTCTATGGCCTTCGAAAACGCGCCATCAAGCTGCTGCTGCTTCGCAAGCTCGCCTACATGCTCGACGCTACGCCGCTGATCGGCCAGTTCCTGCGTTTTCTTCGTGTAGTCCTCATTCTTCATAAAGGCGTCTTTGAGCTTTGCCGGAACCCGGAAAACCTCATCGCCCCAGATCAACTCGGCAAGGTCTGATTCCTTTGCAACAGAGTCATCGGCCTGCACCTGCTCGGCCTCTGGTTGCTCTTTGCTCTGAAACCCGAACTTGCCCTCGATCCGTTCCATCATCGACTGCTCTGAGGCTTGGTCGACTGCTTCATCTGCCATGTTAGTCACCTATAAAATATGCCACGTAAAGGATTCTTCTTCCGCTTCTCATCTTCCGCGATGCGAAACTCAGCAACCTGCCCCGACTTTAGGGCCAGCTCCATGTTCAACCGCACATCGCGCAAGAGCCTGAGACACGTTCTCAAGGACTCTGCTGTGGGCGTATCGCTGAGCGGGCAACTCTCAATACGCCGGATGATCTCGGTGCGCACCAGGTCGTAAGACTCCTGGTAAATAGGAGCGTCGAGAATAGCTCTTGCCTTGGTAGCGCGATCCAGATCGGTTGCATTGCTCATTGCATCCCCACTACGCGGCCTGACTTGTCGCGCGTCGCTTTGTGAGAAGCCAATAACTCGCCCGTTTCAGGGTGTAAAATGTCAACCCCATCGATCTCGCCCTTGTCGTTCTTGCGAATCACCCGTCTGCCCGTGGCTAGGGCGCCTGCTTTCTTCACTTCGTGCAGCACACCGGAGAGCATGTGAGAGACGTGCTCGGTGTTGATTCCATGCGAGGTGATCGCCTCGTGTGCCGTCTGTACCGCCTCGTTAGCGTGCTTGGTGGCGCCCTCGAGCTTCGCCCCAAGTCCTTCAAGGATCGCAGCGTGCGAGGCTTTCAGTCCCTCAACGGCTATAGCGTGACCGTGCGAGACCTGCTTGTGTACGATCTCAAGGCCCGTGGTTGCGTCGATATTGTATTTCTCAAGTTCCGCTTTGCGCTGGCTCTCAACCTCACGCTGTACTAACTCAGCAGCCTTGATCCGCTCGGCGCTCTTGGTCTCAAGATCCGTTTTGATAAGCTCAACTGGAGGGTCTTTTGGCTTCGGTGGGATCATTTTCGGATCAGTCCAGAAGCGCTCTGGCGATGAGAAGTCTGCAGCCTTAGTCAGTTCGACCAGCGTATTGTAGTAATTCTCAGGCGTCACCACCGGCAGGCCCATTTGCAGAGCCATCTGTTGCTGGTTGAGCATCGTCATGAGGCGCGACATCTGCGCGTCTTTGTTCCCCGAGGCGAAGGCGACACAAATACGGAAGTCAGTGCGCTTGCGCCACGCACCCGGATCAACTTCCACCCACTGACCAGCCAACTGCACGGTTTCCCGCTTGTGGCCCATCTTGAGCGTCTGCTCGTGGATGATGCTGAACAAGTCCTCGATGGCAAAGGCCAGAATGCGAGCGATCTGTACCACACGCTCTGCCGCTAGGCTGCTGATCTGGTTCACCGTGCCAGGCTGAACGTTGTTCAGGTCTTTGGTGTCAATGCCCGCGAAGTTGTAGTTCACCCCGGTGCGGTTCTGCCGCAGCTCGTCCATGTACTGCAAGCCGGCAATGGCCTGCGGGAATACAAACGGGGCTTCCTCGTAGCGGATCTGGTTGATATCAGTCGCCCGGATAATTCCGCCAGGACGTGACACCAGCGCATCATCCAGGTTCACAAACTGCTCGTTCAGCACCTTCTGCGGGTTGTTGGCGATGTACAGGTTATCGAGTCCCTGCCTAAGAATCGCCGTCTTGATCCGCTGAATATCGCTCACAATGTCCGCAATCGCGATACCGATGTGGCGGTGCGGGAGCGGGCAGGCGACCCCAGAGGCTACCGGAATGCGGCTCACTTCCTCTTTGTACAAAATCCTGCGGCCAACCCTCATCACCTGCAATAGTTCGGCCTGACCGTCCCCGTCGGCATCTACCCGAATCCAGATCATGCGGGCTTTAACGCGCCGCATACTGGGGTCTGAGGGCTTGTACCGCTCAAGCCGCCGCTCTCCATACTGGTCGCGAGCGTAGTCCTCTTGGGTATAAATCTCAGGATCGTCGCCAATGTCCGTTGGGATATCGAACCCCTGCTCCCGCAGTTCTGTGAGCGTGGTTTCTTCCCAGTACTCGAAGTAATCGCACTTCTCGTCAATGCGCCAGCTATAGGCGCGCTGATCGACCTTGACCCGCTCTGGCGGAAGTACGCGCAGGCATAGCTGATTTTTCTCGCTCGAGCGCCGTATGGTGCAGTCGTAGAGCATGGCCGGACGTGTCATCGGCTGGCCGTTGGCGTCTAGTATCGGCTGGCCGCTGGCGTCCGTAACCGGCTCTGGCGGCAAATCCTCGGCGGTGTAACTGCGGGACTCCACAATCTGGCAGTTAGGGTCTTGCAGCAGGTAGGATATGCCAGCCGCGGTCTGTCCCTCGTACTTCTCCAAATCAACCTTGCGGGACTTGTCACGGTAGACCAGAAAGTAGGCGTTCTTTGTAAGCAGCGCATCAGTTGCCCATTCAAGGAACAGTTCGAACCACGGATGTTTCTGAGTAACCAGCCAGTTGAGGTATGCCGCTTCCTGCTTGGCAGGTTCCACGTCCTGTGCATTCTGCGGAACCAGCGTTACCACGTCGTCGCCACTGGCGAAGATGCGGCACAGGCTCGGTAGAATCCACTGAACAGTCTCGAATACCGTGCGGTCGATGACGTTGGACTGACCCTCGGGCGCTGGATCGACGTTCTTGCCCAGGTACAGGTCGATATTCAGGGCGCGCTCTGCCGACAGGGCGGCAGTGAGGCTGGACAGGTTCGATCCGTAGGAACGGTTGTCGGCGTCGTCTATCGCCGCAATCAGGGCGGAATCATCCATCGGCTTGCCGCTCTCATTGGGCACGCTGCTGTCGGTCACTTCGGTGTCCATCAGGCGGCTTTCACTTCCGGTTGATTGGGCGGGCGACCTGGGCCACGCTTGGCCTCAAGCACGGCGACCTTGGCCTCCAACTCCTCGACGCGAGCCTTTAGCTCGTTAATCATCGCCAACATCTGCATGCTCATGCGTATGCCCTCTTGGGGTATGGAATCGATTTGTACTGCGGCCGATCCTCTTTGCCCGTCCTCACCGATAGGGCGAGATAGCGAAAGGCATCGGCCCCGTGGCTCGACCAGTCGTGAACTGGCTCGTTCTTCAATTCGTCCATCCGTGGGTTGTATCCCCACCGATAGTTTTGGAGTGCCTGCAGCCCTGCCTGGCATCGCTCCTGATCGAACACGACCTTGGGAAATAGCATTCGCGCCGCATTGATTCCGTCCTCAAGCCCGATGGGTTTGAGCACTTCGACCCGAAATCCATTGGATCGCATGACCTCTGAGAACGTGACCCCGGTAGCCGCCTCGCCCTTGTCTGCATCATGCGGGAGGTACACCGTGTCATATTTGTACCCTCGCCCCTTCAGGATGCTGGCGTAGTAGGGCGCGGCCTCCATGTTGTCCTCAAAGTAGTCGATGATCCGAACCTCACCCGAAACGATCTGGTAGAACCAGATGGCCGTCGCATCGCGTCGACCAATGTCAAAGGCGGTGAATACCAGCTTGGCGCCATCGTACGGCACCCGCTTGAGACGCCCCTGGTCGTTGACGGCCTTGAGTTCCTTGGCGTACACCGCACCGATGATGGCGGCATCAAAGCTGCACTCGTACTCCTGGTCATACTGGTTCGCGCTCATCGTCTTGCGAGCGTCGGCCAACTCAGACTCGGGCAATATGCCCGTCTCGCTCGCCTTCAGCACCATGCTGAACCAGCCCGGATCGGTCTTCGCGTTGTCGAATAGGTCGTAGAACGCATTTCGACCGCGCGGCGTGCCGATGAAGGTCGCCCACCCGTTCCGGTCAGAGAGCGCGGGCCTCAGTACCTCGCCCCATAACTGAGGGCGCATGTCGGCCATTTCGTCCAGAATCACCCCATCGAAGTACGTCCCTCGTAGGGCGTTGGGGTTGTCGGCACCAAAGAGCCGGATCGTGGCGCCCGTGATGAGCTTGGCCTGCAAGTCAGACTCTCGAAAATCATCCTCGGGACTGCGCACCACGCCGTACGAATACCGCTTCAGATACTCCCAGGCCACCGTCTTGGCTTGCTCTCGGAACGGCGCAATGTACCCGTACCGCCCGTCTGGCTTACCTTCGGCCAGCGCCTTGGCAATACTGCGTTGTATGCACGCAACAGTCTTGCCGGCACGCCGGTGCGCAACGATGATGGTCCATCGTTTGTCGCTCTCGAAGAGTGGCTTGAATTGTCGTCTGCAGTCAAAGTCTAGCTTCACTTGAATGTCAGCGTAACTTCGATCTTGTGCTGACCCTCATCGCCCGGACCCATATGCTGAACGAGGGCCAGTTTCGGCACAGACCGGTCAAGTAGCGCAATGGCGCAAGATATCTGGGTCTGCGTCATCTCAAGCTCCCCTTTGATGTGACTTGTCATCCTGGTAATAATCCAAGAGGCTTGAATCTTGCGTCGAATCTCCTCGCTATGTCGTCTATTGAGTCGTGTAGCCATTCTTTACCGACTGCCTGTTGTTCCACGTGGAACATCGGCTTGGTCAGCCTCCTTTCGTTACATTAACAGCATCATGGCATCATCATCGTCGATATTGCGCTGATCTAGCGCGAAAATCATCGCAATTTCGGCATCTATTACAGCTTGTCGGTAGATTTTGTCGATCTCGCGATGAGTTTCACTCACTGCCGCCCGTAAATCCCGGCTGTTGGCCTCGATCCTTGGCGCCTCCAGCACCACTGAGGTAGATTCGGGCCCTGTGGCAGCGCGCGTGGCCTTCTGAGCGACTTTCAGCGCCTTGGCCTTGACATCCTCTAGCAGTCTAAGCGCCTCTGCCAGGCTCGAGCAGGCGTACTCCTTGCCGTCGATCCTCAGTACGTAGCGCGTGAACCTTCTATGTCTGCCTGACCCTCCAGCACCTTGAATTTGTGCCCCAAATAAAGTACCAAACTGTTGATAGGCGGGCTGAAAAGGACCAACTTGAAAACCACCGATCATTACCGCTTGACTAAGTTAGCGTGTAGATCCTGTGCCGCTTCCTTGTACCAGGACAGCGCAAAGGACTGGTATTCCTGATTCTTCGTCAGTAGCGCCTGATTCATTCCATACCCCCAGGTCGCCATAAAATCGCACTTAAACCCGTCCTTGTTGTGCTCGATGTCAATGTGCGGGGCGTTGGCTTTTCGCCATCCGCGATCAATGTAGAAATAGGCCATTTCGGAAACTGGCGGCCACTGGTGGGTTGGGTCGCCAAAAGCCCGATTTGACGCCCAGTGCGGCGTGATAATTGCCGCCTTACCGCCCTTTTCGAGTACCCGGTACAATTCATTAAAGAACAGCACCCGCTCCATCGAGTTCAGATGCTCAAGGAAGTGAGAGCAGTGAACCTCGCTAATGGAGTCATCTTTCCACGGCCACGGTGCTTTACGCACATCAAAGACGCTATCAACGCCCTTAAAGGCGATGCTATCAACGCCGTGAAACCCCTCACGCTTGTTCGGCCCGCACCCGATATCGAGCTTAGTAGGGACTACTTTGATCGCCTTTGCCACTGCTTTCACGCTGCCTTCCTTATGTTTGTTACGAGCCATTGCGGGTTATCCAATGTCCATTTCACGATCTTTTCAATGCTCTGTTCAATCGAACAAGGAGGCGTCCAGCCCATCCGGGCGAGCTTACCCCCGTTAAGAGCGTACCGGAGATCATGTCCTGGGCGCTGGGAGTGAAAGTCGATAAGTTTGTGGAGCAATGGTTTCCCGACAGCAACTGAGGTCCTGTCTGCCAGTTCAAGATTGTCCATTTCCCGTTCACCGACGATGTTGTACTTTTCTCCGGCAACACCGTTGGCAAGGACAAAGAGCACTCCGTCAGCGACGTTTTCGGCGTCAATGTAGAAAC